TGGTAAAAGAAGACTCCGCGCCAATTGGTTCCATTTTGGGAGTACCAGTATATGCTGCATATCATGTAAAAAGCAAACAAACTCTATTTGTAACACCTCACGATCTTAAAAGATGAAAAGTAAAACTGAAGACATGAGCACCTCAAGCGGTGTATCATTACCGCCTACTGGTAATCGACCGCATGATAATCGTGATAGCATGATTCGTCGCAAAAACTTTGCACAGTTTGATGTTAGCAGCGATACCTTTCGCAAGTTTGAAACTGGTCGCAATAAGTTTGAGCGTTGGAGTAATTATCTAAATCTTCAAGATGATGCTGAAAAAGCAATTTATGATTATGCAATGAAGAATCGCGATCATACCATTGTGTTGCGCAATGGAGATACTGGTGCGATGCGTAGTATTCGTCGCCGTGCATTGAATGAAGCTGATGTTAAAATGACTGAATTTAAAGCATTCTTTAAACCGATAGATGCTCAAATTGACTATGATGCCACCCAATTAAAAGCAGGTATAGCCGTAGAGTCAGAACATACACCTCATAAAGAAATTGCTACCATAATAGCTAAGCATCATTTGGCAGAGGATCCTGAGTACTATGTTAAACTTAAGAAGTACGTCGAGACTAAAGGTGCTTAAGCTACACAAAAAGTAAAAATAAAGATTTGCATAATTAGAAATTTGATATATAATTTCTATAGAAGGTAGGCTACTTCACTGTAGCCTATTTTTTTTGCTAAACTTTCCTTTAAAAATATGAACGACAATAATACTAAAATGACCATCTTTGATGAACAAACCTCACGCAAACCAAACCGTTACCTTTGGACCGAAGGGTTTATTGAGGCTATGCATTCTGGGTTTTGGACCGATAAAGAATTTAGTTTTCAACCAGATGTACACGACTTTAAGACCGTTCTTGATGATCGACGTCGTGAAATTGTTATACGTACACTAAGTGCTATTGGTCAAATTGAGGTTGCTGTAAAAACTTTTTGGGCAAAGCTTGGCGACAATCTTCCTCACCCATCATTGCAGGACTTGGGGTTTGTTATGGCAAATACCGAAGTGATTCACAACAATGCATATGAGCGTTTGATTAGTGTATTGGATATGGAAGACATCTTTGAAGAGAATCTTAAATTGGAATGGATTCAGGGGCGTGTCAAATACCTAAAGAAGTATACACATCGTTTCTATAAGGATAGCAACAAACAATACTTGTATGCGTTAACGCTCTTTACACTGTTTGTTGAAAATGTTAGCCTGTTTAGTCAGTTTTATGTTATCAATTGGTTTAAGACTTTTGAAAATGTATTGCCTCACGCAGATCAACAAGTCAAGTATACACGCAATGAAGAAAATATTCATGCACTTGTGGGTATTCAAATTATCAATACCATGAGGCAGGAATTGCCAGAAATGTTTGACGATGAATTGGAAGAGCGTATTATTGCAGCTGCACATGAAGCATACAAAGCAGAAAGCAAGATTGTGGATTGGATGATTAACGGTATCAATGAAACTGGTTTAAGCGCGCCAATTCTTAAAGAGTTTATCAAGAATCGTATCAATGAAAGCATGACACAAATTGGATTCCGCAAACCATTTGAAATTGATGAAGCATTGATTGCCGAAACAATGTGGTTTGATGAACAGCTGCATGGCAACAATATGACTGACTTTTTTGCAAGCCGCCCTGTTGAATACAGCAAGAAAAACCAAAGCTTTGGCGAGGACGACTTGTTCTAATATATAACTTTAGATTATGAGTACAGAAGACATTTATTGGTTGAACAAAGATAGCCGAAAGTTCCTAAGCAGAGGCTATGTTCTTGAGGAGGAAGGCGAAACGGCAGAAAGCCGTATGCGTGATATTGCCGAAGCTGCTGAAAAGCGTTTGGGAATGGATGGATTTGCGGACAAATTTGAAAACTATTTGCACAAAGGATTCTATTCATTAAGCAGTCCTATTTGGAGCAACAGCGGCCGTGTTCGCGGTTTACCAATAAGTTGTTTTGGTACATACATTGATGATACTCTTGAAGAAATTGCTGGTTATAAAATCTCTGAAATTGCCATGATGACAAAAAATGGTGGCGGTACTAGTGCCTATTTTGGCGCATTACGCGGTCGTGGCACTCCTATTAGTGCTGGTGGAACAAGTACAGGTGCCGTACATTTCATGGAGCTTTATGATAAACTTATGAGTGTGGTATCGCAAGGCAATGTACGCCGCGGCAGCTTTGCAGCATACTTACCAATTGACCATCCAGATGTTGAAGAATTCCTAAAGATCAAAGGTGAAGGGCATACTATTCAAGATATGAGTATTGGTGTTACTGTTAGTGATGCATGGATGCGCAAGATGATTGATGGTGATAAAGATGCTCGCCGTATTTGGGGACTGGTCATTAAGAAGCGTTTTGAAAGTGGTTATCCATACCTGTTCTTTAGTGATACCGCAAATAATGGCGCGCCTCAAGTATACAAGGATAAAGGTAAACGTATTCATGCAAGTAATCTTTGCTTAACCGGCGATACACTAATCGATGTATCAATTAATTCAGACGGAAGCGACCATAAATCAATTACACTTGAAGAATTCTGCTTTCTATTTAAATTAAATATTTGGGATAAGATATTTGTCAAATCGGTTAAAGATGATCAATCTATTTGGGCACAAGTTACTGTTGCAGAAAAGACTGGAAAAACAAATGAACTGATAGAAATCTTTAGTGATTGTGGTAAGACAATTAGATGCACGCCAGATCATAAGATTTTAACAAAAAACAGAGATTGGGTATGTGCTAAAGATCTTGTTGAATCGGATGAATTGATATTAGAATAAATCCTTATGTTCTGAAATACTCTTTATTATAAATACTGAGTATGGATTATAAACGAATATACAATGAATTGATTGTTTCGGCTAAATCTAAATGTAGAACAAAAGATAAAATTGAAGAGTATTATGAATCACACCATGTAATCCCAGATTTTATGTTTTCTATTAGAAGAGGCAAGGGTCCGAGCGGTCACTTACCAGGAAATTCGGGATATGCAGAAAATAAGGTTTTGTTAACTGCCAGAGAGCATTTCTTTGCTCATTTATTACTTTGTAGAATATACCGAAAAACCCGTTATGAATATTCATGTTTATCGTCATTAATGCTAATGCTGGGTATCAGTAAGAAAAATACCAGAATGGCCGTTAACCGCCGGGCATTTAAAGACAGTATTGGTCAATCTAGCATTTATGAAAAATTTAGAAAAGCAGCTGTGACTAAAATCTCAGAGCAAAGAAAAGGAAAGATTGTTTGTAAAGATGCTATAACTAATGAAATGGTAGGGCCAATAGATTCAACGCATGAAAAAATTGTTTCTGGTGAATGGGTGCATCACACAAAAAATACAAAGCTAACCGATTCACATAAGAAAAAGATTTCCAATTCAAACACCGGATTAAAAAATGGTAATAGCCGCGGATATACTGATCAGCAATTGGTTGATAGTTATATTAAGTGTTGCAATAACATGGGATGGAACGTTGGACGATTAATATGGCTTAAATATTCAGCGAAGTATAATGAACCATATATATTACACATTAAAGAATTTAGATTTAACGGTAAAGGTTTTAAAGGGTTAAGAGCTATCGCCAGTGAGACGATAGAATACGAATATATAGATAAATTTCATTTAAGAAAAGATACAAAAGAGTTTTACAATAAAGCAATACAAAAATGGCTATAACAATTAAAAGAATTACATTAGATAAAGAGGTGGATGTATTTGATATTACAGTACCTGAAACGCAAACATTTTTTGCCAATGGCATTGCCGTTCATAATTGCAATGAAATTTACCTGAGTACGAGTAAAGATGAAAGCTTTGTTTGCAACCTGTCATCAATCAACCTTGAACGTTGGGATGACTTGAAGGATACTGATGCAATTGAAACATTGGTGTACTTCCTTGATAGTGTAATGACCGAATTCATTGACAAGACTGAAGGGATGGCACATATGGATGCTCCTCGTCGGTTTGCAATCAATCAGCGCGCATTGGGTGTAGGCGTTCTTGGATGGCATAGTTACTTGCAAAGCAAGAGCCTAGCATTTGAGAGTATGGAAGCCAAGATGGAAAATATCGGCATCTTTAAAACACTGCGTGAAAAGTGTGACACTGCTACCGAACAACTTGCGCACCTGTATGGCGAACCTGAATTGCTCAAAGGTTATGGCCGCCGCAATGCTACTACAATTGCTATTGCACCAACCACAAGTTCATCCTTTATTCTTGGTCAAGTAAGTCCAAGCATTGAACCTCTTAACAGCAATTACTTTGTTAAAGATCTTGCAAAGGGTAAATTCACATACAAGAATCCATACCTGACGAAGTTGCTTAAAAGCAAAGCCTTGGACAACTCTGAAACATGGCGTGATATTCTTATTCATGGCGGTAGCGTTCAACACATGACAACACTAACTGATGAAGAAAAAGCTACCTTTAAAACCTTTGGTGAAATTCCTCAAAAGGAAATTGTTATTCAAGCGGCTCAACGTCAACGATATATAGATCAAGGACAAAGTCTCAATCTAATGATTGCACCTAAAGCCAAACCAAAAGAAGTAAACGAACTGATGATTTTTGCATGGGAAAGCGGAGTAAAAGGATTGTATTATCAACGTAGTGCAAATCCTGCTCAAGAGCTAGCACGCAGCATCATGACATGTTCAACCTGTGAAGCGTAAACACTATGATTGAAACCAATAAATGTCCAGGCTGCAAACACGTTTATGAAATCATTTGGGATGATGATAACACCGAGTATTATAATGACGTTGAAGATGAGTTTGATGAGCTTGAAGAGTTATACCCTGAGTATTGTCCTTTCTGTGGCATTCACCGCAATTACAATACAGAGGTGGATTCGAGCGACGACGAATTGCTCTGATATATAATACATGGGAGACTGGTATTATGCAGGAGAAATTTTTAGTGTAAACGATGCAGTGGAAAAGATTGCGGATGGATATATCGGATTCGTATATGAAGTGACCGACAATACCAACGGCAAGAAATACATTGGAAAGAAACTGTTAACAACCACCAAAAAGCTGCCTCCTCTTAAAGGAACAAAGCGTAAACGCAAAAAGGTGGTTCATAGCGATTGGCAAACATATTATGGAAGTAGTGAGGTCGTTAAAGAATTGGTTGAAGCACGGGCGGACTCCTTCTCAAGAGAAATACTTGATTTTTGTAAAGCAAAAGGAGAACTATCCTACATTGAAGCAAAGTATCATTTTGAACGAGAAGTGCTGTTAAGTGAAGATTACTATAATCAGTTTCTCGGGTGTCGCATTCATTCAAAGCATGTGAAAAATTTATGGAAAAAGTAGTTTACATTCTTTCATTTTTAGATTATAATTACATAACAACCAAATCAAAATGATTCTAATCGATTATAGTGGCATTGCCATTTCAAGTGTATTTAGCCAAGCAAAGAGCGATAGGATTGAAGAGGATTTTCTTCGCCACACCATTCTTAACAGCCTACGCATGTATAACCTTAAGTACCGCGATAAGTATGGTAAGATGGTTATTGCCTGTGATGGGGGAAGCTGGCGTAAAGATTACTACCCACAATATAAAGCGGCGCGTCGTAAGAATCGCGAAGAGAGCACAATGGACTGGAAGGAAATCTTCCGCGTTCTTAATAAGATCAAGAGTGAGATTATTGAGAACCTGCCATACACTGTAATTCAAACCGATAAGGCCGAAGCTGACGATGTTATTGCCGCACTGGTGGAAACAACACAAGAGTTTGGCAACTATGAGCCTGTTATGATTATCAGCGCTGATAAAGACTTTATCCAATTGCAGCGTTATGATAATGTCTCGCAATGGAGTCCTATGACCAAGAAGCTCATTACTGATAAAAATCCAGCACGCTATCTGATGGAACATGTTCTTAAGGGCGATAGCGGTGATGGCGTACCTAATGTTCTTAGCGGCGATAATACCTTTACTGACTCTATTCGTCAGACCCCATTGCGTGCAACTAAGATTGACGAATGGATTGCAGCTGATAAGGCAGGCGCATTGCAAAGTGTTATGCCTGAAGAAACATATCGCAATTACATTCGCAACCGTACCGTAATTGACCTTGAGATTGTACCAGCTGACGTGCGTAATACTATCCTTGCGGAATATGCTGCAGCTCCTGTCAAGAACAATAGCAAGGTACTTAATTACCTGATAGCAAATCGATGCAATATGCTTATTAGCAGTGCATCAGAATTTTTCACCAAATAAAAACATATGATTAAAAGAACGCATGAACGATTACCTCATGAGGTATTTGAACAATTGGAAAAAACAACAAGCATCGATGAGCGAGTTTCTATATTAAGAAATAATCTTACCCAGGCAGTTCAAATGGTTTTACAAGCTGCATTTAAGACTGAGTTATATTTGGATCTTCCAGAAGGTGCTCCTCCATATAGAGTTGACTCTAATCCGGCCGGGTTGCAACCTTCTCCATTAAAACAACAGATTCAAGTTTTACCAAGTTTATTAAAGCGCAATACTCGTATATCTCGTATTCGTAAAGAGACTCTGTTTATACGTTTAATTGAAGGCGCGCATGCTAAAGATGCTCTTATCTTAATTGCCATGAAAGATAAAAAACTATCTGAATTGTATCCGTTACTTACAGAATCATTGGTTCGCACTGCATTTCCAAATCTAATTTAAAGATGACATATACATTTAAGTGCGCATCATGTGAACATGAATGGGAGGCTAGTATGAGTATGTCTGAACGTGATGTGCCGCTAAGTGAGCCGTGTGTAGCCTGTGCTGCATCTGGTGAAGGCATTGTCAAACGTATTATTGCTTCACCGGGTATTTCATATGCTGGTGGACAAA